TTCAATGTCCCCATGCTCGATTTAACCCATCCCCACCCAATTCGGACATCGTGGACACTAGGTCAATTCGGACATTGAAGACATGAACCAAATCGGACATTGAGGTCAACAAAGACATCGATCGAAACGGACATCAGCGACATCAAGCACGATCGTTCCATCCACCAGGTTGCTCACGTGCAGTGATACGAGAGTGATGTGCCTTGGTCATCGACTGTAGGTTTGTCCAGTCATGACCACGTGGACCTAGTGGCCCTAGCCCATCAATGTGGTTCACCTCAGTGGCCAATGGTCTAAGCATGGGTGACAGCGCCATACACTCAGCGCACTCACAGTAGGGGTGCTCACGTAGGTATGCCTTACGCGTGTGCTGCCAGGCTGCACCATAGGGGTGACGCTTACGCTTGCTGCCCCTTAGAGCCTGGGCCTTAGCAGTGCACTCATCACAGCGCCCCCCGCGCGTAAGCTCAGGGCATCCAGCGGTGGTGCATACGCTCATGGCTTTCGCCACAGGCTCACCTCCGAAAATTCGTACGTGGTCCGCTGTGAGGGATTCGAACCCCCACGCCAAAGGCACTGCGTTCTAAGCGCAGCGTGTCTACCGTTCCACCAACAGCGGTTGAGGGCTACTTGGGGCTCCGCTGCATGCATGACTAGTGCACCAGTTGGGAGCCGCTTTCACCCAGGGTGCTTGGCGGGGTGGCCGGTCAAGGCTTCCGTCATTGCACCAGTTGCTACGGCAGGATTCGAACCTGCGCACATCGGGGCGCGACCCCTGCTCTACCGCTGAGCTACGTAGCAAGTCTTCATGCCCGAAGGGCTTAGTTGTCGGTCGTCGCGTAGTACCAGGTGTCATCACAGTGGATAAGCTCGCCGGTGCTGTACTCGCCCGTGCAGGCTCGATACCAGACGCCGACACCCTCAGCGGCTACGGACGAGTAGTGCTTGTTCCGCGTAGTGCCGGTGCCGTCCGGGTTCCACAGGTTCTCGTAGACTCCTGCGGAAGGGATCTGCACCTGAGCTAGGGCACTGTGACCGTCGCTCTTGGTGTCCTTCACGTAGATGATGTCACCGTAGGCAACGAACCAGGCGGAGGCAGCACCATCGACAGACGACGTCGCGCCATCACCGGCGAATGCCGGGCCAGTAGCTAGCGCGAGGGCCAGACCAGTAGCGCCGAGGATCTTTGCAACACGTCTCAAGAGGCTCCCTAGTTCACGAAGTGAGGCCCTGCGTGCTCAACCTGGGGAGAGAGGGCCAGGGAGCGACGCAGGGAGTCTTAGGGGGCAAGCGCCTCGGTCCACCGGGTCTGTGTGCCTACATGTGCGGTACGCCCGCCCCCCATACCATGTATCTGTCGAGTCGGTTAGCTCTTGGGGATGACGAACTGACGAAGAGAGGTTGCAACTTGGAATAGCTATGAGTTTCTTAGTGTGTTCTAAAAAGTAGTAGTAGTTCGTCAGTTCATCATTGTTGCTGGTCAGAGGGGGTGTGTTGTAGGTGAGAGCTGACGATCGCGCCTCGCCCCTGCACGCTGATACGCCAAAGGTCACGAGCCGATACGTTTCCGTAACCGACCCGTGACCTTTGAATGTGACCTACGCCATCTCACCCAGGTAGTCAGCGAGTTCGTGATCGTCCCCGCCGGATGCCCAGCGGATGTCTAGCCGTTCCGCACGCTGTCGGGGGTGCAGGGTGACAACCAGGCCCACATCGGCGAGCAAGCGGCTACGTTCGCCCGGGGATGCCTCCCAGGCTTCGCCCAGCGTCCTCCCAGTGGGCTCAAGCACTTCCCGTACGTCAGGGTCGTGAGAGTCCCTCAGAGCCTCGTACGCGGCTTCCAGCTCAGTGGCACGGCTCATGAGTGCGGACATCACCAGCGGCCCGGCGGTAGCCATGTTCTCTACGAGACGTTCGGCTTTCTCCTGTGCCTCAATCATCTCGCTGCTGAGGTCATTGCCACCCTCGTAGCGCACCTGGTACTCAGCCATGCCACCCCAGCGCGTGAGGAACGAGTCTTGCACCGCGTTATCAAGGGTTTCGGCGTAGATGGTGACGTGCCCGGTATGACACTTGTACAGGCGTACACCCTTACCGCTCGCCCCGCCGCTCAGTGGGCACCCTTGGTAGCAGAACGCCATTCCATGGGCCATGGGGGACGCTCCGCGTGGTGCCCGCTCTAGACCTGCGCCCAGTGCATCCAGGCGAGCGTGAATGGCTTTGTGCTCGGCAGCGCTGATGATGGGCTCGGCGAACTGAACCGGCGTGATGCCATCCTCAGCGAGAACCAGGGAGCCCTTATACGAGCGCTGACCACGCAAGGTGGGCGACCGGAGCAACAGGCGCCATCGCTGATGACCGAGACCCACCATGTGCGCCGTACTAGTGGCTGACCCGCCGTCGAGGAGCTTCCGAATGGCAGCGCGTACGTTCTCGGCCTGCTCGTCGTCGATCTCCAGATAGGCAGCACCATCCCGCCGGACAACCTTGTAGCCGTACGGGGCCGTCCCAGCGGACCAACGGCCCTGAGTGCGTCGGGTGGCGTGCCCATCGGTAATTCGGGCCTTGATGAGATCACGCTCCCACTCGTACAGCGCTGCGAGAACGGTGGCGACCATGCGCCCGTTAGCTGTGGCCGTGTTCAGTTGGTTGTCTGACGTGGCAAGCGTGATCTTGTGTGCCTCGGCCCAGGCAACCAGGCGGAGGAACTCAGACGCGCTGCGGGCGTAGCGATCTTGCTTCCATGCAACGACGACTTCCGGCCGGTCGCGCATGAGCTCGGACATATGCTTGCGTCGCTCCAACGGCTTCGCGCCACTCACACCAGCGTCTATGTACTCGACGATGTCATCGGGGTTGTGGCCGTTCTGCTCGGCCCATCGGCGGCATGCGGTGCGCTGGGTCTCAATGCTGGCCGAGTCGTCTGTGTCCACGCTCAGGCGGTAGTAGGCGCCGATTGTGGGGCGTCCCTGGCCACTGGCTACAGCGACCGCGCTGCGGAGAATCTGTGTCATGTCCCCAAGGCTACAGGCGTTTGAGCAAACGCACACACCCTTCAGTACATAACCTCAGCGGTTGTAGTAAGCGGCGTCCCAGGGGGATGGTTCGGGCCGCAGTGCGTTCCACCCCACAGGCGCTGGAACCAGGTCCCGACCCCAGGCAACCCGGCACTTGTACAGCCACGCCTCGGCCCCCTCGCGCATCTGCCATTCCAGCGGGAGCAAGTTGCCTTCGCCGTCCGGCAGTGTGCAGTAGCCGTACAGGTGACGGTCGAGGATCCCCCACATGCGCTGATCGGGGGTGGTGGTCACTACGTATCGCTGCGTGATTCCTGTCATGGAAGCAGCGTAACTAGCAGTCCATCGCTGTGACCAGACCATGAAGAATCCTCGCCAACTGCCTTGATTCCCTCGGTCACTAGACGATGCCTCAGCGGCCCCCAGACGTTCGTGAGCACCTGCGCTAGCACGTCCTGACCCTGGGGCTCAAAGGCGGCCCACAGCGCCCCTGTGAGCGCCTGTAGGGCGTCCTCCTCGCTGTCCACCACGGCCGACCCTGCACCCTTGCCTGCAATCACCCATGCGATCTCCATGGGGCGAAGCTTAGGCGGCGAGCGTCGGACGAATCAGCGGGATGACGTCGGCTAGCCGAGGCAGCGACACGGGGCCACCACCGATGCGCGCCCGGAACTTCTGACGGGTGATCAACACCCCTGTCAGTTCGAAGTATCGGCGAATGGCAGCCTGCGACGTGTCCCACGGTGTCTCGCTGGTCGGCCGGTAGGCATGTCGGCCTGGTGACCACACCCACTCGTCTCGCGCTGTGATCATCCCCGTGACTCTCCCCCGGGCATGCACGGCGAACCGGTCAGCCTCAGCGGGACGCAGGAGACGCGCGATCGTCACGGCATAGGTGCGGACCAGGTCACACCCTTCCTTCCCGCTGTAGGCGTACTCAGCGGCGAGAGGGCCGGGGAATCTGGGGTGTTCCCCCCAAGTCCATCCGCCTCTCTCCATCGGCACCGGAATGCGCAGGAACAAATCAACGGTTGGCGCCGACGAGATGCAGACCATGATCGAAAACCCCCCCAACGGGACATTGTGGCTAGGTAGGTAAGAATAGTGCTTGAGATCTCAACAACGCGCCGTGTGGAGGCTCAGGGTCCATTTGTGACCATCCCGTGAAGAAAAACAAGCACCTTGCCTCAGAGGCACATAGATGTAGTGCCCACGCATAGGATTCGGCCGGCTCGGACCAAAGATAGGTGTAGCGCCCACGCATCTACATTGACCCTGAAGACCAAAGATAGATGTAGCGCCCATGCATCTTCCCTGAGACACAAAGAAGCCCCCCGGTTTCCCAGGGGGCTTCCCTTCAGTGCTTACATCCCGGCCCAGTAGCCGGTGCCCATCGCGCCCCAGCCCCAGGAGCGGCCAGTCTTGGTGTTCGCCGAGAGGAGCATGTCCTCGTTGCTGCGAACCTTGTGGGTGCGGATCTCGGTGCCCGTGGCGTCGAACTCGCGGACCAGGGCCCATCCCCCAGCGCCCTGCGTCTTGACGGTCACTCGGGTGATGGTGGCGTTGGCGTTCATTTCGTTCTCCCTTGTCGCTGTCGTGCTTACGAGTAGAACTCTACACACGCTGAAGCGCCCGCGCAACCACCTACGAAAAATCGCATGTGACCCGGGTCTCATCGCACCGCGTGACGTGCAGGGAACGTACATCTATCTTTGGGTCCCAGACACGGACAGAAACGGACAAATAGGGGCCCCAGGCGCAATGCCCGGGGCCCTTCAGTGAGAGGATCAGGCAGCGTCGGCAGCCTTCGCGCACGTCTTGCAGAGCTTCCGCCCGCCGGTGATGCGAGCAGCCGCTACAGCCTCGGCCAGGGTCTCGAAGGACGCTCCGGTAGCCAGGCGGGACCGGGTCATAGCACCGCACACGTTCTGGGCCCAGTTGCTGACCACGGCGCCCGACTCGTTGCCCCCGCCCGTGGTGCGAGCCTCCATGCCAGCGATGTGGTTCGTGGTCCGGTTGTACTTGATGGTGAACATCTGGTGTCTCCCCTGGTTCGCTGCGTCCTTACGAGTGGAACTCTACACACGGGCGAGCCCCCTGCGCAACCACCTACGAAAAAAGAGCCCCCAGGGTTTCCCCCAGGGGCTCCACTGTCATGCGCTGTAGGTGAATCTCACCGTGGACCAAGACTCGCCCTCATGCTCGTACGCGGTGGCCTCAGCGGGGAAGCCCCAGGAAGCTACCTCAACGGCGATCTCAGCGGCTACCGTGGCGGCGTTGGCCCCCGTGTCCACCGTGACGCTAATACGGCGCTCAGCGGCCCGTACGAAGATTCCCTGCGCCTGGTAGCGACGGGCGGCGGGGCTGATGTTGAAGCCTGCGGCCTTGAGTCGACGGCTCACAACCGGGCCGAGGCGGAGGGACGAGCGGTTACCGCTGTTCTGGGGGCGCTTACCGGCCATGGTCTCGGTTCCTTTCGGGGCTCTCTGTGCTGACAAGAGGAACACTAGCCGCTCCGCCCCGCAGGCACAACCCACCTACGAAAAAGGGCCCCCGGTCTCCCAGGGGCCCCGACTGCCTAGCTCATGTAGAAGTACCGGCCGTAGGACGATCCACCGTTGTGAATGTTGATGTACCTCCGGCCCCGGTCGTTGGTCACCACGCTGACTGACACCTTGTACTGCCTGGCGTTCGCGATGGCGGCGCGCATCCGGTCCGGGCCGACGATCTTAAGGCTTCCGTCATACCCGCTGCGGGTCTGGAACGTCTGCGTGTCCTTGACGATGTCTTCCACGGTCTCTCCCTTGTCGTTGAAGGCGGTCCAGCACTTCGCGTCCGCCAGTGCCATTGCCTTAGTCAGGTAGCCGGTGGTGCGGAACGCCACACGGCCAGCCTGGAAAACGATCCCGTAGTGCTTGCCGTTCTTCGTGGTGACCGTGATGCTCATGTCCGCTCCCCTGCTCGCTGTTGTGCTTACGAGTGGAACTCTATGCGCATCGGGCGAGCCCGCGCAAGGCACCTACGAAAATTCGTACGCAGAAAGGCCCCCAGCGCCGGAGCACTAGGGGCCAAACACGGACATTTAGGGGTCAGCGATTGCGCTTCAGCGAGGCGAAGAACGAACCCTTGCGAACACCCTCGGGCATCGTACCCAGCGCCTCGCCGATCAACGCGCGGATCTGCTCGGCCTCACCGTGGGCGATCTTCAGAGTCTTTTGGATGCCTCCCGCAGTGACGTAGTCAATCTCAACCGATGCGTACTTAGGTCCAGCGTTCAGCCGACCCTCAGTGATTCGGCCGATGTTCTCAACGTGACGCAGGCTCATGATGTCTCCCTCGGGTGGTTACGGCGAGGACGCTACGGGGTCACCTACGAAAAAGCAAGCTTCCAGCGGGCAGTAGGACAGACGACCCGGGCAATCCCGCTCGCACGGATCAGGGTCCAGCACGCCGGGCAAGGGGCTCGGGTGGTGTACAGGGTCGCCCCTAGACGCTCCTCGGGCCGCGTGTGCCGGATGGCGTTTCGCTCGGCGTGGTCGGCCGTGCAGTTGCTGTAGTCGGTGTTCGCTGCACACTGCTCGTAGGTCAACTGCCCACGTGGGCAAGCACCTTCGGACAGGCAACCAGGTACACCGGCCGGGGGCCCGTTGTAGCCAGTCCCCCGAACCTCATGCGAAGCGTTCACCAGGATGGCACCAACGGCGCTCCGCGTGCAGTCGGCCCGTGTGGCAACCCATTCGGCACCGGCCAGGAAGTAGGAATCCCAGTCGGGACGGCCCATTACATCTCCAAGTTGAAACCAAGGGGCCACCAACCCCGGTACGCGCCCCACAGGGTTACCCAGCGGGATGCGTGGAACAAGGTTGGTAGCCCCATGAGCAAAGCCAGGTTGAACGCCACAGTGTGAAGCATGCGGCGCCGAAGGCTCATGACACGAGCAGCCTGATTTGATCAGCGGTGGCAGCGCCGATGTGCTCTTCAATGACCGTGTCGGAAGCGTCGTACAGACGAAGGGTCGGGACGGCCGTCACGCCATTGGCTCGGCTGTCGTATGTCTCCACGTCAACGTACTCGTAGGCCACGCCGGTTTGCTCTGCAACTCGCTCTGCAATAGGGGCAGTTCGCTTGCACGGGGCACACCAGGATGCACCGATCAGAACCAGGGTCAGACGCTCAGTACGCATAGGGGGTCTCCGGAACATCCTGGAAGCTGTTAGGGGCGATGGAGCGAAGGTGACCGAGCACGAGACCGGCGAACTCCTTGATCTCAGCGTCAGCAGCCTCATGCCAACGCTTACCGAGGACATCCCGCCATGCCCGCAGGTTGCCGGTAACCACCATGTCGACGGGGGCAGCGTTGGGCAGAACGGATCGCGCTGCCTCTCGTGCCTGCTTGCGCTTGATCCCACGGGCGGTCAGATCCTCGACCAACCACTCATAGCGCTTCAGTGCGTAGGTATAGGCGTTGGCAATGGCCGTTTCAGCGGGTGTGCCCTCGGCCGCAGGCGGGATGACAGGCTCGGTATCCGAGTAGCTCACGTATCGCTGTGAGACCACGCTGAACGAGAGGTGACGATGACGGGACAGCTCAGCGAGTAGGGCACGGCTTACGCCCCGAACCAGGAAGCTCGCAGAGCTGTGTTCCAGCACGCTGTAGTGCCCCTGGCGGAGGATGTTGAGCATGTAGCCATCGTTGGATGCCGTGGCCGGGTTCGGACGCCGGAACGACTTGTAGCAGAGTCGGCCCGCCGCTTCGCCTAGTGCATCTGCCGGGGTCGGTGCAGTGGCGTTGTACTCAGGATCCGACAGTGGGTAGCCGTAGGCATTCTGCATTGTCGTTCCGTCAACCATCGTGGTTGCCAGGATGTCAACCTTCATGCTCTCTCCGTACTTGGGATGACGAACGGGCCACCTACGATTTTTCGGAGGTGACCCGCTCGCAGTTAGTAAATTTCGTTCGTGAGGAATGACGTCAGGAGCAACGCATCTTCGGGGGTGATGGTGTCCGGCTCGAAGCCTGCGTCTCGCAGTAGCCGAACTGCCAGCCTGTACGCATCTGCCCGGTCGGCCAGTAGCTCAGTGGGCGAGTATTCGTCAATCGACGCGTCTATCTGAGCCATGACTAGGCAGCCTTGCGGCGCAGGTCGAGCACCAGATCACGGGCGGACAGGTAGCCCAGCGTCACGCTGCTGATCGTCTCCCCCTGGGGGTTGATCGTCTGGAACTCCGTACCGTCCGCCACCTTGTGAGTGGTGACCTTGAAGCCGTTGCGAAGGTGGTAGGTCATGGGGTGCTCCGTTCGTTGCGTACTTCCCTTGTGATGGGGGTCTGTCGGGTCGGTTAGCACTACTTCACGGGGCACGCACCGGACGCGCAGGCTTCGTCGTAAGAGGCATCTACGCTTCGCTGCGCCGACTCCTCGTAGGCAGCCTCAGACATGCGCTCGTAGGGGCTCTGCGGGCGCGTGAGGTCCGGGAACACAGTGGTCCCCTTCAGGGTCGGCAGGAAGCTGCGCAGGGTCTCCATGGCGTCTTCCAGCGAGATGGACCCAGGGGCAATGTTCACGGTGAAGCTGACAGCGTTGTTGGCGTAGTGCGTCTGGTACATCTCCTGGAACGCGAGCATGTCAGCGAAGGGGATTTCGTCGGCCGACTCGACCAGGTCTGCCGAGTAGCCGAGTGCCTCAACCTCCTCAACAAGCTTCTCTTTGGTGGGGAACTCAACCACCACGGTGTTGCCGGAAGCGTCGTACACGTCCTGCTCGACGGTGTAACCCTCAGCGCGGTACTGCTCGACCGTCGCCGCCTGCCGCTCATCCACGATGCTGAAGCGAACGCGCCGGATGAAGTGCCGGGCGTAGATCGGGTGGATTCCCTCGGTGGCTCCGGGCATCTTCGCGATGGTGCCAGTGGGGGCAACCGTGGTCGTCTTCACCGGGACCGGGATGCGAAGCTCATGCGCGTACTCGGCGGCAGCCTCGTTGACGGTGGCCCGCATGTCTTCGAGCACCCGGAGCAGCTTGTAGTTGTCCGGCGCGCTGCTGTAGCGAACGCCCTGCTTGGCGAGGAAACCCTGTACGCCGAAGTGACCAACACCGATGCGGCGGTTACGGGCAAGCTTCGCTGCCTGCTTAGGGTCGTTGACGTCGCCGTACGTGGCACGGATCAGGAAGCGCGTCATCAGTCGGTGCGCTTCGTAGATGCCTGCATAGTCGGCGTTCTTACCCTTGGACGTAGGCGCGAACGCATCCAGGTTGACGTGACCCAGGTTGCAGTTTTCCCAGGCTTCGAGCGCTATCTCGCCACAGGGGTTAGTGGCAATGACCTCGTTCGGCTCACCGACGTTCGAAAGGTCACGGTTCCAGTAGCCAGGCTCACCGTTGTTCAACATGCCCTCGGTTGCAGCGCGATGGACAGCCACGGCGTGAGGATCCTTGGCGCTCAGGGCGGTAATGAACGCGTTATCGATCACCACGCTGATGTTGGTGGTCCAGTGCTTCCCGCTGTCGGCCTTACAGGCGATGAACTCGAAAATGGATGGGTCGTCCCACTCGACCATTGCCATACGAGCGCTGCGCCGGTTGCCTCCGGACACGACACATTCGGCGATGGCGTGATCCATTTCCATGGCGCCCAGGGGCGAGACGTGGGCTTCGCCAACCGAGTCATTCATGACCGAGGCAATGTCCAGCATCATGCGGGCGAACGGGCGGGGGCCAGAGGCAGTGCCACCGAAGGTACGGAGCGGAGCCCCAGCACCACGCACACGGGAGACGTCATAGACGCGCTCAGCGTGCTTCGCCTCGCGGTAGTAGGTATCGATCAGGTCGACCATTGCAGCGGCCCAACCCTCGCGGGAATCCTCGACAGCGAAGGCGCCGCCCCACTCATATGAGTAATGCTCAGACAGAACACCTGCGGCCTGCATGGCGGAGTAATCCGGGTGCTCAGGGTCACAAACGATGTGGACTTCCAGCGGACGGACCGGGGCACCGAACGGCTTCAGGAAGCGAGACGAGTAGTTCGCGCCGACTCCCCCACCCTCCATGAGTCGCATGAAGGTGAAGTCAAAGTGTTCGCTCAGCGACTTCTCCCACCCGGATACGTGGCAGTTGAAAAGGTACTGACGGCCGGGGATACCAGAGGCCCAGAGATGACGTCCCGCAGGGAGGATCTTGAAGTCGTACATAAGCTCGATGAGGCGCTCACGCTCCCCCGGCTCGATACGTTCCCCAGGAACTAGGGCGGTGTTTCCGTCCACCACACGAGTCACGGTGTCCAGCCACGATTCCCGCTCGCCGTTCGGCTTCACACGCTGGTACGTGCGCTCATAGACAGTCTGGCCGGTGGGACCAAAGGCGGGGGCATGGGTGATGCTCAAAGCAATTCCTTAGAACGTGCTCGCCCAGTCGGCGAGGCTCTTGTTTGACTTCGTCAGGTTGCATTCGGCGCAGGCGGGAACCAGGTTGTGAGCCCGATCCGCTCCGCCCTTGCTCAGTGGGATGACATGGTCTAGGTGAACAGCGGGATCCGAGCAGTAGCAGCAGGTTCCGCCCCATCGGGCGAAGATCTCTCGGCGCGAATAGGGGGCCGCCCTGACCCGTCGGCGTGACTGGTACAGGGCGGCGTAGCGGGACGCGATCACTTCCGTCCGGCCTGCTTGCGCATCTCAACTGCGGCAGCTTCCCAGGCGAGGCGGTCAGCGTCGTCCGTGGCCACAAGGTCGATGTACTTAGCGGCGAACTCCGTGCGAGCCTGCGAGAGGTTCACCTTGCAAGTTCCCTCAGTGAAGTTGAGGAACTCCGCCAGTCCCTTGCGGTCGCACCCATCACCCCACCCGAAGTCAGAGACACCGCCGATGCCGAAGCAGTGGACCAGGACGATGCGACGAGAGGGACGCATTCCAGCGAGGGCGGTGTGAATCTGCTCGATCCGCTCTGCCCGCTGCTCACGGCGCTCGTCGGTCACGTCCCGCAGGTCGGTGGACAGCTCACCATCGGCAACCGTGGAAACGTAGCTGCGCAGGATCGCGATTGCGTCGAGCACGTACCGACGAACCTTCGCCTCACGCGGAACCCAAACGCTGTCCTCAATGGCGTCCACGTCGTCAGCAGAGCGCGGGAGCGAGGCAACCAGGCCGGTGTAGCGGTCGAGCACCCGGAGCGCTTCCAGGGCGGCACCGTGGCCCACCTTCGGGCGAACATCCGGGGTCTCGTCGGTGACAGCGAGCGTGTGAAGGATGGACGTCTCATCGTCATCGTCAGACGTCTTGTCGATGGAAACCGGACCTTGCCATGCGAGGCGAGCAGCGTTCGCACGGTCGGCCGAAAGGCGCTTGCCCTTCGGAGGCTTGGTCTGGGCGAGCTTCTCGGCGAGGTGGAGATCGCCGTCAGCCTCCGCCACCATGGCTTTGAAGGTGGAAAACGCATCCCGGTCCACGCCGCTGTTGCGCTCCGCCCCTACCTTCGCCTTCAGCTCACCGGCCATGGCGCCGTACAGGTACTCGCGGAAGGCATCCACCGAGTCACCAGACCAGCGAGGCAGGTACTCAAGCAGCGCCACCATGGCTTCCTGCCGGAACTCCTCGGCGTAGTCGGCGTACCGGGCCGGGTTGGTGGCCAGGGTTCCGGCCGACTTCGCCGCCAGGCTGGCTATTCGGCTGTCCATCTCGGCGAGGACTGCGGTAACGGCGTCCTGGTCATAAGCCTGGGCGGCGGTGATCTGGGCAAACGTGAGCTCGGACATGGTGTCTCCCTTGGTTGCTGTGTGGCTCTGTCGAGTCGGTTAGCAGCAAGGAAGACCGGCCGGATTGGGATGCACTGAGGCAGCACCAAGGAGCAGACGGACACCCTTACTGCGGGTGGTCTGCGATTCGGGCCTCCGGCCGGATGGCCCGTGTTCGCTGAGGTGAGTTCTACGTGATTTTTCGTAGGTGGGTCAATGCGCTTGGCATATGCCCGACCTGTTGGACCGGCTACTACCGGTCATCGTTGTAGGGGATTCGAAGGTGAGACCTAGGGTCATCCCTTGGAATCAGCGAGTTGTGTAGGGGATGTGAAGGGGGTTCGCAGCGTTATCGAAGGTGAAGCTTCGTCAGAAAAAAGATGCGACCAACGAACGACGGGGCCACCCTCCGTGATGGAAGATGGCCCCGCTGGTCACTCTCGGCTACTTGTCAGCACCGTACAGACTCCCCCAACTCCGCTTGCCGATCTCGGCTTCTGCCTCGATGGGCACGCCGTACAGGTCGAATGTCATACAGCGCTCGATGGCACGCGCGTATTCCTGTGCTTCGGCCTGCGGCACCGAGCAGAGCACTTCGTCATGGATCGGCAGGCGCATCGTGTCTAGCAGCCCAGCTTCCTCCATGTTGATCAGCGACTGTCCCAGGCAGTCACGGGCAGCGCTCTGAACCCCGTAGTTCACAACGGCGTAGGTGCGGTCACGGTCCAGCGGCAGGCGACGACCGGTGACGCTGACATGCACCATGCCGGTCTCGTACGCCTCGCGCTGCAAGCGGTTGGACATGCGCTTGATCTCCGGGTAGACCCGGTCATACGCAGCCATGGCCCGGCGGACGTCTTCCAGGGGCGCGCCAGTCTGGCGACTGATCGTCGCTGCACCACCGCCGTACACCTTGCCGAAGGCAATACCCTTAGAGATCTTGCGATGCTTCGCCGTGAAGTTCTCGCCGAACACCATGCGCGCCGTGAACGAGTGGAGATCCTCGCCCGCACCGATCGCCCGCTTCATCTGCTTGACGTCACCGAGGGCAGCGAGGACGCGAAGCTCAACCGCAGCAAAGTCGGTCGAGACCATGACTTCACCAGGCTCAGCGAGCAGAGCACGACGGATCGTCCAGTCACCCGACGGGAGAGTCTGAAGCGCAGGGCGAGTGATGGACATGCGTCCCGTGCGCGCCTGCATGCTGTTCACGAAGCAATGCACCCGACCGTCAGAGTCGGCTACGTCAAGGAAGGTTTCGGCGTAAGCCGTGTTCCACTTGCCCGCCCGCTTGCTCCGAAGGATGGCATCAGCGAGAGGGTTGGGAGTGCGCACGTTGAGACGCTGCCAAGAGTTCTGATCAAGGTCAGCGAGTGCGCAGAGAACGGCCTTATCAGCTTTGAAGGCACCGGAGGCGGTTCGGTCCGTAAGGACCTCTCCCATGGCCTGTAGCGCGTCGGTGACCTGTCGGGACGCATTGATGTTCTCGACCCCGTAGCGGAGCGCCTGAGCCTCGTAACGGAGCGCCTCGGTCGACAGCTCAGAACTCAGCTGCTTCGTGTACTCGACGTCGAGCACCATTCCACGCCGCTGCATGATGGCGCAGATACGGGCTATCTCGTGCTCATAAGCAACCAGGCGGGGGCGAACGTCCAGCTTCGCAAGTTCAGCGTCTAGGGCCACGTCGAGACGAGACGTCAGCAGCACGTCAAGACCGGCGTACAGGAGGTAGGTCGGGTGGTCCAGCGGAATGCCTGCCCACCCGGTTGCCTTAGTCAGCTTCAGCGAGCGGAACACGGCCGTGAGGTCCCCCTGAGTGTCGGGGCTAGCCGGGTCGATGTAGTAGGCCGCAAGAGGCTTCAGGGCCGTCCCCCGGCCCCCCTCCTGGGGCTGACGCGGATCGATGAGACCGGCCTTTAGGCGCGTGTCGATGGTGCGCGGGGCGAGATCCTCAATCGGCATAGCCGCGTGTCGGTCGAGTACGGCCCAGTCAAACGGCGCGTTGTGGATCTGGAACTTACGACCCAGACGAAGTGCCCAGTAGACAGCCTCAGCGAAGATGCCGCCCCACTCGAAGGGCAGAACCCATGCGGTCCGCGCGTCGCCGAACTGCACCGTGCGCAGACGGTAGCCAGGCGAGTAGATGTCAAGCCCAGTGGTCTCGGTGTCCAGCGCGATCGGTCCGCGTTGGTTGGCGTCCTGGAACCAGTACCGGAACGCGCGCAAGTCGTGTGAGTCTTCCGGGACCTTGACCTGTACGGGTTCACCGGCGATGGAGTAGGCGTAGATCTTCAAGGCATTACCTCCAGGTACAACACAGAGGCACCACCTACGAATTTTCGGAGGTGATGCCTCTGGGTATTACGTTGTGTCGGTCTCTGGCTTATGCCGGGACCCTGTCGAGTGGGTTAGCTGCTGAAGATGCCGGGTCCAGTCTTGGCCGGACCCTGGTCAGCGAGACCGACACCGAACAGCGTGATCCCCTTCTCAGTCTTGGAGCGCGAGATACCCCGCTCCTCCATCGCGCTGTAAAACGTCTGACGCTTCCAACGCTCCTTGTGGGGAAGGTTCTCCGCCTCGCACCATTCCAGGTACGTGGTAAACGCTTCGTTGCCGAGGATGCGCGAGCCTTCGGCGGGGACCAGGACGCCGGGGAAGAACCCAGACAGCGCGTCGCTGGTCTCCTTGTATTCCGTGGTTGCCTGCGAGATCGACTCGGGATCCTTCAGCCCCTCGGCAAACCACAGCATCGCCCCACGGACGGCCCACGCTGCGATGCCCTGCGCCTCCGCACCAAGCTTCTTGTCAAGGTCGTGATCCTGCTCGTGGCGCTGAAAGGTGCGCTTGAACGGAATCATCTTGACTCGACGCCAGAGGCCGTTGTCCTGTCCACGGAACTTGGGCTTGTGGTTGGTGGCGAGCATCAGCAGAAAGGAGGGCTTGAATTCGAAGAATTCCTGCCGCAGGAACCGGGCCGAGACCATGTCCTTACCCGTGACGCGCTTCAGAACTGCCTCAGACATCGGCCGACCGGCCTCCCCCTCGGATGCCATAACGAAACGGGCCCCGCGAAGCGCTGCAATGTCGTTGGGGATCCCGCCGCCCTGCTTCTCCTCGAAGGTGGCGAACGGAGTGGTCTTGGTGATGGTGCCAAAGACCGAAGACAGCGTGTCGGTCAGAACCGATTTGCCGTTAGCGCCCTTGCCCCACAGCACAGCGAAACACTGTTCGTCGGTGTGACCGGTGATGCCGTACCCGATCAGCTTTTGCATGTACGGGACTAGGTCTTGGTTCTCCGGGAAAATCTGCGTGAGGAACTCTTCCCAGCGAGGGCACTTCGCCATGGGGTCATAGTTGATCGCCAGGCAGTACGTCAACATGTCTTCCTTGGCATGCGGGCGAAGCTGACCGGTGCGCAGTTCCACGGTGCCGTTGCGGAAGCTCAGGAGACCCGGCCGGTTGTCGAAATCCTGGGGGGTCACGTAGACCGAGGGAACCGAGCGAAGCTCTGTCATCAGCGCATCAATGCGGGACGTCATCGTGAATCCCTTGGACTCCGCGAGCTTCCCCGCCATGACCAGTGCGGCGCCCATGCGGTGAATCTCCTGACGAACCTTGACTTCGCTGCGCTCCCAGGTGCGGCCGTTCCACGTGTAGAACCCGAGGCCGGGGGCGAACTTGATACGGCCGTCGGTCCACGCCACCAGGGCATGCGCGTTCATCGCATCGGAATCGCCGTAACGCTCGATCAGGCTTGCCAGGATGCGCCCGGCCTCCATGCCCTGATCACGACTGACGACGTCGGCGCCGGTAGCCTCCGCCAGTTCCACGGTGACAGCCTCGCGGCGAGCCTCGTGGGCATCCTTGACGGGTCGGGCAGTCTTCACAGCGGAGTGGAGTTGGGCAGCGAACTCAACCGGCTCAAGCTGACGCCAGTCCGTGAGGTCAGACTTACGTCCGCTGTCCGGGATGCTCAGCGCGTAGACGTCCACACCGAACGGCTTCAGGCCATCGGCAAGCTTCCGGTTGAACGCCTGTCCCGCCGGGTCATTGTCGCCGCAGGCAATCACCATCGTGCCTCGGATACCCTCTGCGATCTCTTCGAGCAGCTCGGGCGAGGCCACCAGCGAGGCACCCCGGACCATGATGACGTCGTATCCCACGGCAACCGCTGTGAGCCCGTCTCCGGGCCCCTCAGTGATGAGAGTGACTCCGTACCCACCCTGGCCCTTGAAAACCCCGTAGGGAGCCCAGCGGAAGCCTTCAGGGTTGGTCAGGGAGACCCAGCGGCCCGGACAGTCGCCGGTAAGGTCCCGACCCTGCAACCCTCGCGGCGTGCCGTTGAAGTCGTTGAGCGGAACCGTCAGCCGCGCGTAGCGCTTGTAAGCGGGAGACAGCGAGGACCACATGGGATTCACGGTCGTATCGTCTACACCGACTCCCAGTTCGTATGCGGTGTCAACGCTCATTCCGAACCGGTCGGCGAGGTAGTCACGGGCAACACCCGCCCAGTCGTCCCCGTAGTCGACCAGGGCATCACGGGCATCGTCCGCGTACATGGTCAGCGCGGCAACGTGCTTAGGGCCAACAAGCTCAGGCTTGGCACTGGCCACGGTGGGGGCGTCTCCCTCGACATCGAACATGTCCGGCCACGAGAGACCGGCACTGAACACAACCTCGGCAGGCTTGCAACCGGCGCGGCAGGTGATGCGAACCTTGCGATCCTCGCCAACCCACAGGCGCAGGGACGGGCGGGAATCACCGTGCGACGGGCACACCGCGAGGAACCCGCCGTCAGGCTGTTCGGAGACATCAGCGAAGTGGGCGAGCAAGTCGTCAATCTTCATTGCGGAACCTTTCGTTGGCTTCGCTGATGTCCCTGTCGAGTCGGTTAGCAGTGCTTAGAACGGCGGCTCCTCGGGCTGACCAAACGTCTCGGACCACTCGGCCAGGGTCTTCGCTCCCTTGGAGAGATTGCACGTGGCACATGCCGGGACGATGTTGGATTCCTTGTCGGCGCCACCCTTGGACAGCGGCTCGACGTGGTCTAGGTGGGTCGCGTGGGATCCGCAGTACGCACACTTGCTGTTCCAGCGGGCGAGGATCTCCGTCCGGCTGTACTCGACGTGCTCGACACCGTACGTCTCCGCTCGCCTACGGTGAGTAACCGTGTGGCGCTTGTCCGGCGGTAGCGACCGGTAGTAGTTCTTGACGTGCTTGGCCTGCGCCTTGCGGCGACACGTACTGCATGCGCTCGATGGCTTCTTAGCCTTACCAGCGAGGAACTGATCAGCGGGCTTCCCCCGCCCGCATAGTCGGCACACCTGCATAACGGCACCTCCGAAAATTCGTATGTGATCAACCCAAAGTAGGGGCCAGGCACGAAGCCTGACCCCTACTTGAAATGGCTGTGTTACTGCGTGGTGAACTCCGCCATGACCAGGCGGACGTGTTCGGCGCCAATGCGCTGCTTAGTGAGCGTGCGCCTGCGGGTGAATCCGGACTCAGCGCCCGTGGGCTGGACTTCCAGCATCGGGATAAGGCGCCCGGCAACCTTCTCTGTGGTGACGTCTAGAACAACAGCGTCAGTCATACGCACCCGGTTACCCTGGCGAGCCGCGTAGGTGACCAGGTCCCCCGCATAGAGTTCTTCGCCTGCGTAGTCGGTAACGACCCCTCGTTTACCCACGGTCCACCATCCTGAAGACAATCACGGTCCACTGGACAGCCACCAGTACGGCGAGCGTCACCAGGAACCAGGTCGGAAAGGCCACTCCGCCGACTATGCGGGCGACAGCGAGCAGAACAAGCAGCGCGATAAACAGGCGCTCGTAAGTCCTCTCCATGGTTACGCCTCGCCCCTGGTCTCATCGGCGATGGTGAGCAGACGCGAGGACACGTGGGCCACCCTGAGCCGATCACGCTGGTTGAGTGCGGCGTAGGGCATGCCGTACAGGGTCATTGCCATGGTTCCGGCGATCTTGTCCAGACGCGGGACGATGCGGGTCAGATCCTGCTCGGGCACAAGGGAGACGTTTCCATCCGCCTTCATGATGAGGTACCGGGCGGCGCCGGGCGACTTGTGCGGGCCGGACAGGATCTCGGCGGGCATGGTCATACCGCGATAGTTGACCTTTGTGCCTACCTCGTGATTCGCCGTGCGCTCGCGCATTTGCTCTCTCCTCGGGTCAGACTCAGGGGTGAAGATGAATGTCATTGGATGCCCTCTCTCCTACTGCCTAAAGCCCCGGGCCAACGCGCAGTGCGTCAGCTCGGGGCAAGTGGCTAAGAATACTCGGGATCGCCTATGGGCTCATCGTCGATCTTGAAGCGTCGGCGCCTCTCATGCAGTACCGACTGTCGTATGTCCGGCGCGAACGTCCAGAGGGGGCGCCTGATCGTCTCGTCAGACTCACCCCGCAGGACCGTCGCCCAGTCGATCAGTGCGCCCATGGTTTACCGCTCCTCGCTGATCGCGTCGTTGTAGCTGCCCAGCACAGTGATAACCGGCTTCTTGAATTCGCGGTGCTCACCGGCCTTCGTTTCGTACTCCACGTGCTCGATCTCCAGTCGGCAAAGCGCCTCGCCGTCGACCTGGTCAAGCGCATCCTTGACTTCGTGGATGACCTCAGCGAGGGACCAGGCCGTAGCGATGAGCTTTCCGGCGCCCAGCTCATAGCCCTTACCAGCGAGGCGGAACGTGACGTTGATGGACGGGGACGGGCCACGCGGAGGGCGACGCCGGGCGAGGTCCTTACGCTCAGACATCAGCGTCGGGCAACCACACGGCTCGCCCTTGTCGTCCGGCAGGAGCGAGAACTCGCCGTCACACTCGTGGACCGGGCCACCGGCACCCCACTGGATCAGCTTGTCCTCAATGGACTTGGAGCCGTTGATGACGATCTCGACCGAGGGCGACTCAGTGAGGACGTGAAGGTGAAGCTTTGCGGTCGGGTTGTGCTCCTCGGGAGTGCCACCCATGAGTTCCGCGATGCCCTGCGCAACCGACGGGTCATCGGTCAGGACTCGCCAATTCGCAAGCGAGACCGGGTCGTTGCGCCGTGCCTGCTTGTTGAACACCTGCATGCCGGAACGGAACTGAAACACCGGCTGCTCGTAGTCGCGCTTGGGCTCGCGCTTGCGGGGCTTGGCGTCAGGGTCGGTGTCAAAGATGCGGAGGGCCATGGGAGGCTCGATTCTGTGAGGCGCAGGCGCGCAGTCTGTGAAGGTGGAACGGGGAGGGGCGGGGATTCGGCCACGTCGTCCCACAGGGACTTGACGCACACTCCGATCCGGCCGCCGCTCCCCCTTCGGTGTTGCTCTGTCGTGTCGGTTAGCTGCGCTACGCCCGTCGCTGTGTACCGGTGATCAGCGCGCCATCGGTGGACCAGATGGGGTCACCAAGTACGGTCTTGCTCACGCGCCGGTCCCACTCGAACGTGCTACGCAGGTGCAGGAAGTGCGCGAACACGTCGGCCTCATCGATCCGCACAGGCTTGAATGCCGCCTGATCCTGCGTGATGTGAAGGACCACAGCGCCGTCAAACTTGGGCATGGCTTCGCGGGTACCGTCCGGCGAGACGATGAAGTCAGCGTGTGCGTAGGCGCTCATCTGGAGTGCGACATCCGGGTACGTGGCCTTAGACGTCTTCCAGTCAGCCATGACCAGGGCCGGTTCGCCGGTGGCATCAGGCTTGCCGTTCTCGTCGAGCTTCAGGCGGAGGATGCCATCGAACGACCCGGCGTACTCGTGGGTGTCGGACCAGGCCACATCCTCAGCGCGTACTAGCTCGGGCTGGACAGCGGCGAGGAACTGCTCGAAGTGACGCCGGTAAGGCTCCATGTCCGGGTGCACTCGGCCGACGTACTGACCCCTGATAAGGCGCTCGAACAGGTCGTGTGCGTCGCTGCCCACCTTCGCGCGGGTCTTGGTGTAGCGGGTCGCTGCGCCCTTCAGGTACTGGACTGCGCCGTCACGGTCGCGCTGGGCCATCTGCTCGATGAAGTCCAGGGAGTCAACGGCGAGTTCGGCCACCATCTTCGCCTGCCAGTAGGCAAGGAACGGCTTAGGCAGCATGCCCACCACGGACGTCACACCCGGGTACTTAATATCCGGGGCGTCCTCGTTGAAGTAGAAGCGCGAACCGCTGCGCTGGATGGTGCGGATAGCCACTGTGGGCCCCTTTCGTTGCGGTGCTTACGAAGGGGGTCTGTCGTGTGGGTTAGCTACTGACGATCTGACGAAGTGACCTGAGAACTTGGAATCTCTTAGGGTTTTCTATGTGATTCAAAAAAGTTAGTTGAGTTCGTCAGTTCGTCAGTCACCGACCCTCAGCGCTGTAGGGCCGTCTGCGGACATGCGAAAGCCCCGCCCACCCAATCCCTCGGGGACTAGATGAACGGGGCTCAGCGAGGCACCTAGCGCCAGATACGAACGCCGTGCATCCACACGAAGAGTGCTGCGTAGGACGCGGCTCCCCACCACGGTCCACTGTCGACGAGCCAGACCAGTACCGCCGTAGTGCTGAGGAACGAGACCACGTGGTAGATGTCCTGCGACAGCTTCAGCCGCCGTTCCTTCTTTTCACGCGTGATCTTGTCTGCCCAGTGCTCTTGCATGTGCCCTCCCCTATGACAAAGCCCCGGGGCACCTCCCTGCACCCCGGGGCTTATGGCTGACGTGGTCCTACAGCGTGGCGGCGATCATCTTCTTAATGGCCTCGTAGAGCTCTTCCAGCTCGGTGCGGATGGACTCCTTGGTCTCGTCGCTCGCTGCCTCGAAGTCTTCCGGCGTGGCCTTGATGAAGTCGGTGCGTACGCGCTTCACGAACGACTGCACACGCTCGTCCGGGGTGAGGTCCGCCCCTGACTCGATCTCGTGGCGCATCGGGTTCGGGTCGCCCAGCTCCTTGCGCTGCTGGTAACGCTCGCGGTTCAACTCTCCGTGACCCTTCAACTGCGCACCGTAAAGATCAGCGATGTACTCGGACACGGTGACATCTTCGGGCTTGGCTTCCAGCGCCTTCGCGTAGCGCTTCTGCTCCTCGGGGTCGTTCTCCAGCTCGCGCAGGTACTTGGCGCGGACGTCAGAGCGGTGGGACTGGACGGAGCGCCTGAGCTTGTCGAGAGCCTGCTCGTTGTCGTAGTTGTGCTCGAACCCGTCCCCAGCCTTGGCGTACAGCGCACGGGCCGCCTCCTTCGCAGCGTGGCTGTTACCGAGGATGTCAGGGTTGCCATCCTTGTTGGGGATGCGACGCCACATGTCCAGAACGATCGCCGCAACATCCTTGGCGAGATCGCTGGTCTTGACGTGGAGCTTGACACCCTCGGCGACGCGCTCGGCACCGTCGCTGATGAGCTCGGTTACGCCCTGGTAGACGCTGTAATCCTTGGGGTCGATGGCAGGCTCCTTGGGCTCCGCCTTCGCTACGGCCTTACCCTTGGGCTTGTCCTCGGTCAGCGCCTTCGCCACAGCGCGCCACGCGTCCCGTCGATCCTTCTTGAACTTGGTCCACGTCTGGTCATCCGGAGCCTTGCCACGACCAGGCAGCGAGCTGATGAGCGTCTCAGTCTCCTTGTCAAGCTCGGCCAGTCCCTCGGCGTTCTCAGCTTCCACCAGGGAGGCAGCTCGCTCGATGTTCGCGTTGATCTGCTCGATGGTGTTCTCTACGTCCGACATGGCGTCCCCTTCGCTGTGTTGACCTTACGAGTGAAACTCTAGCCATGCCCTGATGGCGTGTCAAACCACTTGCGAAAAATCGTAGGCGCCAACGCGAAAACCCCCCGGACTTCGCCTAGTTGGCGGAGCCCAGGGGGTCAGGGTTAGAGGACAGCGGACAGGCGCTGCTGAAGATCGGGGATGGTTGCCGTGTTGTAAACCGTGGCGTCTGCCTGGTAGTTGTCGAGTGCGGTCTCGCTACTGTGTGATGCAGCGTCACCGGTCAGCCGCTCGGGCCGGACGATGCGAACCAGCTTGAAGCCACGGGCGCGCAACATGTCAGCTTCGTTGGGGTACCGGACGTCGGCCACGACCACGGGGATGTTGTACGCCTCAGCGTTGTTGAGCTTCCGCCGCAGGGCCGTGAGCCAGAACGAATCATCGTAGTGACGAACGGTCTGACCAGTGTGCTGAAGGACGCGCCGAACCTCTTGATAGTGATCCTTGGCGTACTCCCAGCCGACATCCCGGATGAGCGCGGACAGGCGAGTGTGTATGCGCCCGTGCGAGTCGATCGACGTCGGTATCAGCGGGTCGAGCGCCAACGCCATTTCCTTGAGCGGGTCGGCGAAGGCAACACGTGTGTAGTGGTGCTCCCCCACCAGGTAAGCGGCAGCTGTGTCCTTACCGCTGCGTGCCTTACCTATGATCCCGATGTTGTACATGGGCCCCTCCCCAGGTTGGTACTACTGGGGAGGGTCTGTCGTGTCGGTTAGCTAGGCGCCCAGGAACAGCCGGACGACGTGAACGATTTCGTCAGTCGGGAACGCCGGGAAGTAGCGGGAGACGAAGGGCAGCGCGACGAGTACGCCGGTAGCCACCTTCCGCCGGTGGGTCCAGAGCCATGCGCCCGCATCCCGCGCGAGAGCCTTGATGCCCGTAGTGCCTGCGGCGTGATCAGCCATTTATGCTCCCAGTGCTTTCGCGATTGTGATTCCGGCGCTGACTATGGCGCCAACGGTTGCGGTAGGTACCGCGTACTTCCAACGTTCTACGGAGCGGAGACGCGTCTCGTGGTCATCGAGAACCTTGCCTACTTCGGCATTCGACTGAACCAGGGAGCGCACGTCATCCCGTAGACCAACGATTTGGTCATAGATTTCGCGCGCGCTGATGGTAACCCCTAGTGGATCTTGCTCTGACATAACGACCCCCCGTTATGCGACGACAGTGAACCCATGCTTCGCGCCAAGCTTGGTCAGCGAAGTAAGGCCAGGAATGCCGTCTGCGTCCGAACCGCTGAAACCTAGGCGCTTCTGCCAGGCGGCAAATGCCTTGACAGTGACAGTGCCCCATGCACCATCGGAGGCGTAGGCCGCAGCTAGCAAGCCTTCGGCACGTAGCGCTGCCTCAACGATCTTGGTGTCAGCCGGGTACTTCCCCTTTCCCTGCGCCGCCTTCGGGTCAGCCTTAGCAGCGGCAATGACGTTGGACAGGTCAACACGCTTCGCCGGGGCAGGCGCCGAAGGCACACCCGCTAGCTTCTTGGCGCGGGACAGGATCTGTCCTAGCTGGGCGACAACCTTGGTACCGGGGCAGGAAGTGTGACCGCCCCATGCAGCGCCACCCATAGCGTGATAGCCGAGACCGCTGCCGCTGGGGCTGGAAGCTATCTGTAGCGGGACGCCGTACGTCTTGTGGGCCCACGCGAGAACCTCGGCACAGCGGTCTAGCTGAGCATCGGTCAGGACGTCGCCGCCCTTACCCTCGTTCTCGACGCTGAGCCAAGACGTGTTACCGCTCGCCTGCGCCCACGCACGGTCCTTAGTGTCAACCCACTGATACAGCGCACCAGCCTTGCCGGTACCGAAGTGGCTGGAAGCCTGCGCAGCGCTGTTGCGGAACCAACTGTCAGTACCAGCGAGGGTGCCCGCCATGATGTGAATGACCACACCGCGAACGGAAGCCTGTCCACCCTTGGTGAAGTTGGCGGGAATCGGGCGCCAGGTAGCACCAGACATGCGAGCCATGAGTGACCTTTCAAGAGAAGGGGCCAGGCGCTGACACTGTGTCAACACCTGGCCCACCTACGATTTTTCGGATGTGCTCAGTACGCGGGAGTGACTACAACGTCGATGGCCTGGTGTCCCGGTAGGTCTGTGACAGTCTCAACACGCTTGCCTATGAGGATCTCCTGTAGCGCACCCAGCCCCTCCGCCGCCTCAGCGTGGTACTCAACAACGGCAGCGGGGTTGACCCAAAACGCATCCTGGGATGCCTTACGCCAGGCGTAATCCGTATTGGACTTATGGGCTAGCCATCCCTCAGTTGCAATCTTCTTGGCTAGTTCCTCGGCCGTATCAGCAAACGGGTAGCCCTGTGGAGACACTCCGCCAGTACCAATCCAAACGGCAGTGGAACCCTTCGGCCGCTCAATGAGGATGTACGTGGTGTTGGTGGTAATAGCCATGTGATGCCTTTCGTAATTAGGTTAGGTCGGTGGCCGACGTGTTCAGGTTGGTGCTGCCTTCATCGTTGATACCGACGCCCACGATGGACACGCCACCAGCGGAGCCAGTATCGCCACCCTGCCACTGTGAGCCTCGGAAGTCGTTTCCGTACCGCTGAACCAGGTCACATGTAGACGTGAGCGACAGGCCGTACTTAGCCTCGTTGCCCGAGCCGTTCGGTCGGCACTTGTTGCCGCTGATCGAGATGGACGATGCGCTAGTCGATAGGCGGATGCCGTACCAAACCTTGTTGGTCGCTCGGCCCGGCGCCTTGATGAAGTTGCCCCGTAGATGCAGGTTGCTTCCGCCCTGAATCAAGATGCCGTTGTTCGCTGCGTCACGGACCTGGTTACCCGTGGCCGTGGAGTGATCGCAAGACACCATCGTGATTCCGTGAGCGCCCGGCGTCCACACCACATTGCCCGTTAGTGTCGTGTTGTTGAGGCTGTCGGTACTGATCCCCGTCCCGGAGACGTTCGCAATGATGTTGTCACCGATCGTTACGCGGGACACGTTCACTAGCTGAATGCCATGCTGCCCGGCAGTAGTCGTGTCGATGGTGTTGCCCACGATGGACACGTTTAGGACCGTACCCGGGGACACTTCACCACGCACGATGATCGCAGCGTCGTAGCCGAGACCCTCGCGCATGGTGTTGCCGGTGACCGTGTAGTTCCGCATCACCTGAGAGGCGCCCGTAGGCGTACCATCGGGTAGCAGCGTGTCATTAGGGTCAGACAGAATGACCGAGCGAATACGGACCGAGCTGCCACAACTGTTGAAGGTGTTACCCGTGATCGTGACGTCTTCCCAGTTGTAGGCGCTCACGCCGTACTGAATGACACCCTCAAAGGTGTTGTCACTGATCCGAATGCGCCGGTGCCACTTGGTGATGGTGGCAGAGTGCGAGCCCACACCACGGGGCCAGGCAGTAGTACCAGCGGTACCCGACGCACCGAAGTAGCAACCTGATACGGCGATGTCTTCCGAGGGGGTGTGGTCATACGGACCGAATCCGCCGAACTCCCCCGCACCCTTGGCTAGGTCGATCTGGACAGCCTCGGAAAAGTCACGGCCCCCGGGGTCGATGTAGCCACGGAACATGCAGTTAGTCACGCGCCCGTGAATGGTGCTGTTCAGCTCCACACCGTGGTAACCGGGTAGGTCCCGCACTTCGATGTCACGGATAACGACGTTACTGGCATGGCCGATTGAGATGCACATGGCCGAAGACGTCATGCCCGCTGTGGTGCCGCGCATGTTCCATAGGCCGCCCTCAATGGTGATGTTGCCGTTGCCGGTGTACCCACCGAAGGACTGCCCGGCGTCGCCATTGAGCAGCATCGTTCCGCCATGGTTGCGCCGGAACTCCGCACCCTGAGCTAGCGACAGCTTGGTGTTCTGGTAGATGCGCAGCGTGGCGCCGATTAGGTAGATGCCGGGCGGGACCTGAACTAGCGCCCCGCCTCTGTCTCGTGCATCGTTTAGCGCTAGCTGAATCGCAGCGTCAGAGTTCACAGCACCGGACGGATCGGCCCCGTAGTTGGTAACCGTTAGCCCAGTCTGCTGGTTCATGGACTCCAGCCGACCGGCGGTAATGTCCATCCCGGGTAGCCATTGCGCGACCGGTATTGCAACCATGTGTTCCCCTTAGAGTGAAGCGATAGCAGGATCAGCTAGCGCAATTGCGGTGCCCGCTACCTGGGGCTTGACGACGCCGTTGACGGACCGCGTAACCGTGAACTGCTGAGTGCCCAGTTCCTTGAAGTTGTCCGCTGAGATGGTGACCGGCAGCGTCTGCGTACTGGTGTTGCCGATCAGCGAACGGAAGCCGATGGAGCCTGCGGCAGTCAGGTCCGTGTCAGTGACTTCTAGCTGCCATGCGGCCGGTTCAGCGGCGGAGCGCAACCAGGACTTTGCCCGGAGCGTCGACCCGCTGATCTGGAACCGCGTGGTGTAGAAGGTGTTCACAGCGAACGTGCCCAGCGCGACGGATCCGCCCACCTGAGTCTCAGCACCGTTGCGCTTACGGATCGTCAGGTTCATCGCCTGTGTACCCCCAACCACCTGTACGCGCGCGAAGTACATGTGCGTGGTGTCGGTGTAACGCCCAAACAGGAACATGTAGTTGGAGTCAGTGAGTGCTGTCTTATCCATCGCCCAATCGGTGATCAGGTCCACGTCTGCCGAGGGCGCCGGAACGAGGGTGTGCCGGAGGATGTTCTTTGTGCTGTGGACGTGTTGCCCGAGCCCACCACTGACCGCGAAGTCTGTGGCTACTCCGCCTGCCGCAACAGTGGTCCATGCCTGGCCACTTTCAGCGTTGCCCCAACCGCTCGCGGACGTGCGGCCGAAGGTGTCAGCCACGGACTCACCTCCAATAGGAGAGGTCAGCCGGATACCCCACACGTAGTAGATCGCGCCTGCGGGCGGAGTGACACCCTGGCGGACACGCACGGCCATAAACCCGGTAAGGGCGGGGGCAGTTGCGGTGAACGTCAGGTAGGTCCACTGACCGGCGGGGATGACCTGCGCAGACTGAGACGTGGTCGAGATGGACACGTTGCTCGCGTTGTACCAGTCGAACGACACGCGGAAGTCTGCGTAGCCTGCGGGCGAGTAGACCCAATAGCCACCCGTGTACGACTGTCCAGCCACCGCCGGGACGTGTGTACTCATGGACAGGCTGTTGGACGTGGACACACCGTTAGGAGTGACCTTTGCCGACACCAGGCCGCGCGGGTGGACGTAGTCTGTCGACAGTGCAACGGATCCCGTCGACTGCCCGACCCAACCAGTCAGCCCATTCCGGAAGTCCGGGTTCGTGTTGAACAGTTGGCCCACCGATTCGACGCGCATACGCTCGCCGGACACGTGGATATCGAACGGGAACTCCTGCGCCGACTCGACCCACTGAGGCCCGGCCGTGACCGTGGTCATCAGCGTGGTGTCAGTGGTGCCGACCGGCAGAGCGAGAACCGTTCCATCCGTGTCAGCCTTCGCGTAGTAGCTGGTGTTCTCAACCTGCGCCGTGTTCCAGGGTCCACCCGGCGAACAGTTGAAAGTGATCTCCCAGCGGTAAGGCTCGATCACTTCGCTGTAGCCGTTCACGATCAGGTCCACATCCTCGTGGGAGATGAACCCGGGTAGGTCGGTAAGGCGGATCTTGTCACCTTCGCGAAGCGAAAGGATCTGCGGGATAAGCACTTCGGCCCCGGGCTTGTGGAGCATGACCGTGATGGACGGGTAGCGCGCACCATCGAACGTGCCCAGGTGTAGCAACCAGTTAGCCATGGGCTCGGGCTGTGTGTCGTTGGCGAGCGACAGCGTGAGCCCCTCGTCGTAGAGACCGATACCCAGCGGCGGAGCCTGCACCGACAGCGGACCATCGGACAGGAATGCACGCGCCGAGCTGCCCCCATCGCGGGTTACCTCTACGTCGTTCCGCACCGAGCTGTCATCATCGACCGGCTCAAGGTCGGGGGCTAGCCCTGCCTTGTTGTAGGAGAGGGTCAGCGCCGGATCCTGCGTGTACATCGACGACCGGTCACGGAAGACCAGACCCACGCGGTTGAGGGATTCCAGGAGGAACCCGTTATCAGCGGAGGCAGCCTCCTCGAACAGATCAACCAGGGTCTTAGGCCGCTGGGGTCCAACGGCTTCAGAGGTCAGTAGCCCGTGGATGCGCTCGACCGGCACACTCTCTTCAGTGCCCAGACGCATAATGCGGTTCCAGGCAGTCTCACCTAGGTACGCATTGTCGGATCCGTCGTACAGACCAGATGCCGACGTAGGCAGAACGGAAAGGTGGCCAATGGCCCAACCCTCATGCGCTGCACCCCAGTTGGCAGTGATCGCGCTCAGGCGCCCGGCCGTGCCCGCGTACGTCTCGGTGATGATCCCGCGACTTCCACCGATGTCCTGCCAACCAATCTGCCAAGTGACCGTGCCTGAGTCCTCACGGACCCAGAACCGAAGGCGCTGCCACCCGTGGTATGCGTCGTCACCGAGACCAATGCCCTTATCCACAACCATGTTGGTGGAGCTGTCATAGCCGCGAACGATGGCTAGATTCTTCATCATGATGATTGCCCAGCGCTTCACCGTGCCGTTAGGCGAGCTGAAGCTGATGAACTCCGGGCCCGGTGTGACGACAGCAGGAATCTTGTCATCCGCGTTGTAGACCATCTCTACTTGCCATTCGCCGGACGGCATTGACGCCGGAATCGGGGCGGACAGCGTGCCGGATTGCTGGATCTTCGGCAGAGGGTTGGATGAGGGCAGATCGGAAGCTGACGCCCAATCAACTCCCGCTAGTGCCGCAGAGTCCACACCCGGGATAGGTGACCATGCGCGCGTAGCGAACTCACCATCCTCCATAGGCCAGTAGGCCACAGGGTTACCCGACGGGATCCGGCGCCGCAGCGTCGAGTCAAGCGCCTTCAGACCCTGGCCCAGTCGGCGCAGGATGCCGTTCGCCTGAATGGGTACGTAGATGTCAGACTCATCGGGCGTCCACTTAGAGGGCCACGTCGAGACTTCGCCTAGGAACCGGTCCTCTCGATCGCGCACTTCGGCACCACCATTGAGGGTCCAGAGAAGTCCAGCGCCGTCCGTAAAGGAGGTAGCTCCGGCAGCCTGTGCGGTGAAGTCGGGCGAGGCCACGACCGTACCGCCGATGCCGTTGCGAACCTCGTACTTGTAGCCCCGGCCAATCATCGGGAAACGCTTCGGATTGGTAGTCAGGTCCGTGCCGCCGATGACCAGCGGGGCGGTACCTGAAAACATGGGGGTCGTCCCATACCCGCTGAGCACGATCGGGCCGCCTAGCGGAACCCACGTGCCCGTGATCGATGTCGACGTGTAGAACTGGACCGTGCGACCGCCTGCGCCGTTGTCAGCGTCAAGGGTCACACGCACCGCACCACGCGCCGGAATCTCTTGTAGCGAGCGGGAGAAAAAGAACCCGGTACCCGTGGAAGAAATACCAGTCGTCGTAAAGTTGAATATGAGCTGCCCCTGAGTTAGGCGCAGCAACCACGAGCGCTGATTGCTTGCAGCGTCCCACTTGCCGATGAGTACCTGCGAGTCCGGTCCATACCAGTTGGGCGAGATCTCAGCGCGGATGTCAATGTCACCCGTGATGTCCAGCGCAGCCGTGTCGGGCGTAGATACGTAGTTGGCCGGGTCGCCATCAAGGCTCAGGTACTTATCGGTAGCGGGCACCGACACGCGGAGCTGAGTGTTACGGCCGATCTGCCCATACAGCGGGCTCATGGCGTTACGCGGGCTGTACTTGCCTGACTTGTTATTGATGGTCAGAGAGAGGCTAGAGGGGTCAGTGGCCTGTCCCTGGTCACGGCGCCCACGCGATAGCTGCATAGCGTCGCGCACGTACACGTCAGAGCTGATGTCCGACCACGCGCCATTGAGCAAAAGCTCAGTACGAATGTCCAGCGGAAAGGCCACTGACCAACCTCCTTAGTTGCCGAATGCAGTCTGGACGTTTCCACGTCCCTGCGTCTTTACGATGCGACGGATTAGCCGCTTCATGTCCTCATCCGAACCAGTGACGTCAACCACCATCTTCTGATCCATACGCGTCGCCGAGCGGAATACACCACTAGGGTTGACGTTCAGAGCCATGCCGGGCAGATCGCTGGTAAGCCCCTGTAGCTGCGAGCGCAGACCAGGGGTTGCCCTGTCGATACCCTTCATGAATCCGTCAATGACCATCTGACCGTTAGGCGTAAGGATCTTCTTATCCAGAGACTCCGGACCCTTCCAACTGGTCAGCTTGGACGTGATGTCTCCAAGGGTGTTCTTGACGTTTCCGATCATCGACGTGATGCCTCGGATGAAACCGCGTAGCAGTTCCTTACCGGCGTTCAGCAGCGTGGAGCCGATACCCGAAAGGGCACTCTTGGCCATCTGCGGAATCTGCTTGACCTTCGCCACCAGGTCCGTGATGCCCTGCTGAATGGCAAGCAGCATCTTGACTGACGCCGCCTTCATGGCATTCCAGAGCATTCCGGCCAGGGGCCCGATTGCCTGGATGATCTTCCCGGGGAATTCGGTGAACATGCTCACCAGGAAGTTCAGCGCACCGCTTAGTGCCTGCTTGGCGTACTCGAATGCCTGCGAGAAGTCGCCACGCAGTAGCGCAGCAACCATCTTCATTGCGGGAACGATGACCGTAGTCAGGAACATCGCAAGCTGATTCGCCAGGATTCCAGCGAGCTGACCGACAAGAGCAATGATCGGCGTAAGGATCGGCACGAGTGCCTTTACGATCTCGCCGAATGCACCGAATACCGGGATCAGCGCGGCCAGGATCGGCATAAGCGCCGGTAGTAGCGCCACCACAAGTTGCATGATGGGCGGAACCAGCGGCATGACCGCCTGTACCAGGGCTAGGAACGCGGTCACCAGGCCGTCAAGTACGGGACCTAGCGCTGTGATGATCGGCCCGAGCGCCTGCCCCAGCATCTCGATAACCGGGGATAGCCCTTCGAGCAGCTTGGAGAGGATCGGCCCAGCAACCTTGAGCATCTGCCCCATGAGCTGACCCAGCACCGGCAAGATCGTCTTAACCACGCCACCAAGAGCGTCAAAGACTCCCCCGGCCTCGGCCATTCCGCTGGAAAGACCCTGAATGAATCCGCCCAGACCCGCGCCTAGGTCGCCAAGTAGGCCACCAATCGACTCAATTAGGGGCTGCATGGACTTCATTGCGGGGACCACGCCAGATAGCAGGCCCTTGGCGAACTCGCCGAACCCGGCCACCAGCGGCTGAATCATGGGACCGACGGTCTTGAAGATCTCGCCTAGCTGCGGGGCCAGTGAATCGAAGATGCCCGTCAATTGCTTCGCAGCATCCTTCAGCGGGGCAACGATCGGCTTAGCGAGGCTCTGCATGGTCGACGTGACGTGATCCTTGAGACCACTGAATGCCGCTTGCACTCCCTTGTCAGCGGATGCCGCAGCAACTCCGATACCGGCGAAGGCTAGGCCCACACCAGCGAGAGCACCGGCAGCACCCACAGCGCCAATAGACATGACGCCAAGAGCCTTAGCGCCAACCTGCCCCACCATCGCCATGGACTTACCGGCGTTCCGGGCGCCCGTGGCTACACCGTTCTGGATTGACGCGCCCATTCGCTGAGCTGTTTGCGCCGCTCGCCTAGCCCCAGCAGCTAGCGCCGAAGTGTCGATACCGAGCCGCACTGTCATTGTTGCCAGTGTGGCCATGGACACCCCCTCTCTTACTCCTCGTTGGCTACGCTGCCTCCCAGCGCAGCATTTGCCTTCATGACGTCGTCCCAGATTTCGCGCACGGACTTCTTACGCTTGAACCATGTGGGGATGAAGTCGCCCGGCTTGAGCTTGTTTTTCGCACCCTGGGAATTCGCCACCGTTGCAGCGACGATGCCCGCGCTGATATCCCCGCGTAGGCGCGTATCAAGGGGTCCCGTCAGCTTCTCGTACGCCATCCACTCAGTGAGTTCGTGGGACGACGTACGAGCCAGCAACTCGCGCACGGGCATACCGAGGAAACCGGCCAGGCGGAAGTAGAACTGCCGCTCTGGCCGGTCACTCAGTTTCCCGTCAGTTCCTCGACATCGCTAGACGAAAGGCCCGAGAGCCGGGTAGCAACATCAGCGACACGGGACAGCGCATCGGCCGACTTCTCGCCTAGGCGCCTCACCTCCGCCTCGCTGCGAAAGAGCCGCTTGCCCTCTCCGTCGACCATGCAGAATGCCGCTAGTCGAGCGCGGTAGTTGTCAAGCGCCTTATCCTTGGACACGCCATCCATGCCGTCATTCAGCATGGAAGACTCGAACTTGTCTCGGGATGCGCCGGACATACCCTGCACCCGGACAACGCCACCCCACTCGGGAACCTCGACATCCTCGCCACGGAGGTCATCGGCACCGAGAATCTGATCAGCGGAAAGGTACATGGTTAGACTCCTGCGGTAATGGTCGGCTTACCCGACATCTTGAGAGTTAGCGAAGCGGACAGCTTGTCGTCCACCGGCGATTCCTGCGAGAACCCGGTAAGCAGGGCAGTGAACTGCCACGAGCCCAGGGTGCCGGGGAACACCATTCGGTAGTTGCGGGGCGTCGGGTCATCGAAGTCCGAAATCAGCGGGTCGTGAATCCGGGGGTCATAGTTGACGTCCACGGAAACCTCTCCGCCGTCCTTCAGGCCACCGATGAACTCGCGCCACCCATTCGGCGAATCGTGCGCAGTAACGTCGTACGCCTCGCGCGAAATCTCCGGACCCTTGACGCTGGTCACGTTGGCGAGAGTCGTGAAAGTCTCGGTAGGCGTGAGCCCGTCACCACGCTTTAGGGCGATGCCGAATGCATCTAGTCCAGCCATTTGGACACCTTTCTAGTTGAGCACCTACGAATTTTCGTGGGTGCTATGTGCTGGCTGTGAGCCAGACTCGGTACTGCGCATTGACATGCCGGATGCGCGGATCGGGATCCTTCACGAACTGGTGTTGCTCGTGCTTGATCGACACGTATTTGAATCCGGCCACGGTCAGCGGCACACGGTCAAGGGCAGCGTCTACCGCAGCGAAGATGTCTGCCGCTTCGGCGTTGCCCTGATATTCGGACCACACGTGAATGACGATCAGCGCGTCTAGGCCCTGGTGATCGTGCGCATCGGAGGCGGTCTCCGTGATGGATCCCAGCGACACATACGGCAGGCTCACACCCTCGGGCACTTCGTCATAGATGCCAGTCACCAGGGCGGACAGCGAGGCGGATCCCTTTAGCTTGCCGATCACCGCTGTCTGTAGGGGCCGTACAGCCGTAGCCATTACGCACCCCCAAGGTGTCGGCGTAGCTCAGCGCGATAGGCGGGAACGACCTGTGCGCGGGCAGCCTCGAACGCCGGGACTAGGTACGGCTCTTCATGAATGGAAGACGTACCCTTCTCGATGTACTCGGCATACTCCAGCTCATCGGGGTTGTACACACCGACGTAGGCCACGCCCTGAGTCTCGTACACGCGCTTATCGATCGCGTCATGCAGGTTGCCGGTACGCTGCGGAACACGCCGTTTGGCGCCATCCTGTACGTCCTCGGCCCAGTCCCGCAGGATCTCAGCGCGCGACTCCTTCATGTTGCCGGGCAGTGCGAGGATGCGGGCAATAGCGTGCCCCGTCCCCGTTACCCGTGCATTCACACCACCCCGCGCCATCAGGCAGCCTGAAGAACACCCACGGTGACCGAGGTAACAGCGCTGTACGTGATGTCAGCGCGACCGGTCGCCGGGTTGCGATAGACACTGTCCAGCGGAATGAGCCCGCTACCTGCGGCCGGGACAACTAGCGCGGTGTCAGCGATAGCCAGACCCTTGTAGCTGCCAGGCGTGACGACAGTGACGGTGATCGAAGCGCCGCCACCGTTGCGGACTTCTAGGAAAAGGCCGGTGCCAATCGGCGCCTGATCGCCGCCCGCAGAGGCAGCAGCGTAGGTAGGGGCGAGACCGCTAACGGGAACGGGCTGAACGGCGATTAGTGCCATGGGTTATTCCTCAGTGCTCGATTTGGTGCGCGTAGCAGTCAGCGCGGAGATAGGTGCCGGGCATTGACGGCTCGAACACAGCGAGCACATCGAATGTACGGCCAGGCATGCGTAGCTCATCACCACGCCGAACATCAGCGGCAGTGTCCAGATAAACCACATGCGTAAGTCTCGATTCGGATTGATCAGCGGCAACACGCTCAGTGGCCGTGGGCTGCGAATAGCGGGCACGAACCGTCGCGATCTGTGCCCACTGCTCGCTGAATCCGCCCATGCCGTCATCCGTGCGCGTGAATCGCCAGATGTTCGCCGACGAATTCAGCAGACGATTGATGCGGCTCATCGCATCTTCACCACCGAGGCTCCGCCGTTACCGAACCGGGCCGCGAGCTTGTTGGCCTGGTAGGTGGTCAGCGACATAACGCCAGACTCGGTGTCCGCGTAGGTCACTGCGTAATCGCCGATGCGCTCGCTGGTCACCTGGCGTGGGGCAGGATCGCCACCCCTGAACGCCAAGAGCGCCTGCGCTGCCATCCGGCACACCATGTCGACGATGTCAGCGGGTACTGGGTCAAGGCCGTGCGTCATGGTCAGCGTCACCGCGCTGGGCTCACATAGACCCGTCCAGCCCTGAGAGCGCCATAGAGCGCCGTTCGTGAGCCGGTAGTCCGTGACTGCCACCATGTCGATCTCGACGTCTGACACGGCCGTTACGGGCTGTCCTGGTAGGAACAAGCGGGTAGCGGCCACACCTTCCAGCGTCACAGTGCTGATCACTTCGCTGATGGGGCAACCGGCGGCATCACGGACGATGGTGGATGCGACGTCAAGATAGGTGTTGACGATCGTGGTTTCCGACGGTTCAACGGTCACACCGCGCGCCGTCAGATCAGCGATCGTTGCGAGGGGAGCAAGCGCCATCGTCCGCGCTCCCCTACTTGACGTTCGTCGGGCTGATCCGGTCCAGGATCCACGCACGTGCATCAGCGGCAGAGGTGAAACCAGATGCAACAGTTAGCTGCGACGTGTCACTCTCATGCAGATATGCGTTGACGTAGAACACCGAACTGAGTGACTTCACCTCAAAGCGCCAAATGCTACTGAGGCGAATGAGTTCATCATTGCCAACAGGTAGGCGATCAAGCCACACGGAACTACTCACTCTTAGCCGCCTTACTCTGCCGGGGTGCCCGCTTACGCGCAGGCTTAGGGGCCGGGGTTACATCCGCCACCGGCTCGGGAATGTCGCGTGGATCAGGGACGACCTTGTAACCGCGAGAGCCGTCCCCGACAAGCGAATAAATCTGCTCATCGGGGACGACAATCACAAGGCCGTTAGGACCCTGTACAGCGATCACTAGGCGATCGTGACATCCACGTCACAGACTGCCAGCGCCTCACCGCGAACAACCTTCGCGCCGTACAGATGGAGACCCTTAATCGCGTCCGAGAACGCCGACTCAGGACGGTACGCCTCAACCTTGCTGATCTGCTCAGCGAACGTGGTAGCCATCGAGTGACCAGCAACCACGAAGTTGGAGAACTCACCCATGGCCGGAGGGGTCGCCGCAGTTCCAGCAGTACCCTGCGGGATGTTGTTGGAGACGATGACCGCGAATCCGAGGACGCGGCCAACCTCACCGTTCTGAATCGGCGAAGTAGAGCCGTACTGCGCAGCGTCGATAAAGCGCTGGTCCGAAAGGAGAACGGCGTAGAAGTCCGGGGAGACTAGGAGAAAGCGGCCGTCCTGCGGAACGTTCTGCTTGTCAAGCAGGAGCTTGAGCTTAAGAACAACGGCGTAGGCGCCGCCCGGGGTTGCAGTGCTGACATCCGTGGCCGGGACGATGTTGGTCGCGCCGGTCGTCATCTTGGTAAGCAGGAACGTGTCGGTGGCCTCGGCCAGACCATACGCGGCCTGCTGAGCAGCGCGAGTCATCAGAACGCCACCATCGCGAACCTGACGCGCGTCCACGTCGTCGACCTCAAACGCGAAATACTTGGCCTGGTCAACCACTAGCGTCTGATCAGTCGTAGACAGAGTCTGCGGGTTGATGACGGTCGTGTTCTTGACGTAGTCAGAGATAGTCGGGTTGGACAGCGAACCGATGTGGACGGTGTCGCCAAAGTTGGCGATCTCGCCCTCGTAATTGCGGTTAGTCACACCGGACTGACCAGCAACTAGCGTCTTGTCCAGCGCGGTTAGAAGCTCAGCGGCCCAAACCTTGGGAATGAAGAGATCAACGGCCATGTGGGTGTTTCCTTTCGGGAGTTACCGGCTACTTACCGGCAAACAGGTTGGCTAGGCGCCCTTCGGCCTTTGCCTTGACAATCTGTGCGGGGCTCATCGAATCGAGTTCATCCCGCGTGATCTGTGTAGGGCCAGCAGCCTTGCGCGCCGCGCCACCATCACCGGTGCCCTGAAACCTCTTGGCCGTTGCGGCAGCAAGGTGGGGCTTACGGTTTAGAAGATCCTGGATAGCGTCCGCGATCTCATCGGCGTCAACGTCTCCGTTTTCGTCGACTTCGAACGAGTCCATATCCAGGTTCGGGATTACGTCCGAGAGGTCATGGAACTTGCCAGCAGCGGCAGCCTTGATCTCGGAACGTAGAATGCGGGCATTGGCCTTTGCCGTTGCCTCGCGAGCTGCCTGAGACTTGAGAGCCTCAAGGTCGGGGGTTTCATCAGCGGAGGCAGGCTTAGCGGCGTCGGCTAGCTTCTGCTCTAGCTCGCGCCGCGAATCACGCTCGGCCTTCCACTTAGCCTTCATGGCGTCGAGCGCCTTTTTACCGGCATCCCCCAGAGCTTCGGCGCCCTCCGGAGTGGCGTCGGTGTCTGTGTCGGGAACCTGCTCGGTCTCGACAGCGGGAGTGATCTCGGCTTCAGGCGTGGCCTCGGTAGCGTTTTCGGACATGCGGAACTGCCTCCATTGCGGGGGTTGTTGATGTGCATTGCGCACGAGCACCTGCGAAATTTCGTAGGTGGAAGTCAGACGATGTAGCCGTTCTTCTTGAGCAACCGGATCTGTAGCGCGCGGTCGTTCTCGGCTAGCTTCATGATTTCCTCAGGCATTAGCCGAGGACTTTTCTTGACGCGGCTGTGGGCTAGGCCGCGCTTCGTGGTGCCTTCGGTAGTGGTCTCGATCGTGTGCCCGTACGCCGTGGCCGTGCCCATTCCCCGTCGGGCATTCACCACCTGGCCCATGTCGGCGCCATTGGCGATTGCCTCTGCCCCTGCCTCGCCGAACGTGGCGATCTTCTGCGCTGTAGACATCTCGTCGAAAATTGCTTCCGGCGACGCAGGGCGGGGGGTGTGGAACTTGGTTACCGGCTCCATCGTGCAGTCACAGCGGGGATGCCGCTGGAACGCTTCACTGATGCCGTACTCGACACCCGCCAGTAGGATGCACCGCGAGCACGCGGGAGCCTCCACAACGCGGATATACGACGTAACGGCGGGACGGGAGATCATGCCGACTAGGTCAGCCTGTCGCCCGATGTCAGCGATCTGTGTGCGTACGAGTAGGTCTAGGAAGGCTCGGCCCGTTGCGAGCGATTGAGCCAGGGACAGACCACGCGATAGCGCGTTCATGGTGTTCCACGCCGGGTACATCAGGAGGTTCGGGAGCGGTCGGCCGTCACCGGCGATTCCGGCTAGGGCCTCAGGGGCGATACTCCCCTCGCTGTTGATGTCGCCGAGTAGTTGAGCTAGGAAGGGATCCGCCGCGCGCGCTGCCTCGTACTGGCCATTGGCGATTAGCTCGGCAACCGCCGGAACCATCTGGGCCCACGAGCCGACAATGTTGTTTTCGTCGACCCGTGACCAGAATCGGGACACCAACCGAGCCACCCGACTAGCCAGTACCCCGCGCGTGATTTGGTGGGCAACAGCGAGTTGGGTGGCAGTCATCACGGACCCGCTGTAGTAGGTGCCGCAGGCGTAGGCGCGTGAGACATAAGCGCAGTCGCCGCCGCTATGGGATCTAGCTGCGCCTCTCGCTCCTTCATCTTGAGCATGTCGACGATCTCAGTCGGGGTTAGCCCGTACTTGAGCGCGATCCACTCGAAGGGGAATCCGATCTGCTTGAGCTTGAGCAGCGCATCGGATAGCTGCGAATGACTGCGCGACTCGGCGTCGGCCCAGAGAACGCGACCACCAGCGATAGCGTCCGCCTTCGCAGTGTTGCCCTGAGCAAGCGCAACCAGTCGGAACATCTCGCGTAGTGCCTGGCCAAACCAAATCTGCTTTTCCTCGACCCGCTTAACCAGGCCGGTTTCCGCAGCGAGTAGTGCATCGCCGCTAATGTTCGTCATCTTGCCGGAAAGGTAGTGCTGGGGCGTGCGGGTCTGCGCCGCAATGTGGCCCACGGCAACCTCAATGATGTTGCTGTAAGCCTCCAGGTTCGCCGCAGTCCACTCGGTTACCTTGACGTCGTCACCGGTGAAGAACATCACTCGGTCAACGGCAAAGCGCTCAAGATCGACCGGGCGCGAACCAACAATCTGGCCGGTCTCGTCGAGAATCGGGACTTCAGGAACCTCGGCACCGAGCACGATTCGCTGCGGGAATGACGCATAGTCAGACGCAGTGAAGAGCTGGGCCCACAGCAGGTTTACCGCATCCTGCATCGCGACCACACCGGAGACATCCGAGATGGGATCCTCAGCGAGCATGGGGCGGTTTGGCAGTTCCACCATCGGGACAACGCCCATGGGGTTTACCTGCGGGTTGGGCTCGCCGCCCGTGTCGCGCAGGTCCCATACCTTGATGACCTCATCGACTTCACGCATCTGGGGCGTCTTGCCGTCCAGCGGGCTGTTAGTCGCCTGCGTGAACTTCCAGACCTCACCGGGGAGATACAGGGTCGCGTGTGTCTCGTTCCCGTCCTCCCACAGCTTCAGTGCCGCGCGCCTGCGCCTACGCGAACCAGGCTCATAGGCGATGATGCATTGCGAGGCATCCTCGAAGGTGACCTCTGGCGTCTCCTCATCCTCCGGGTTACCCCAGACAAGAGCGAAGGAGCGGCCCGCATTCACAGCGCCAAGGAAGCCAAGCTGCGAGTCAGCGTCTAGGCCATTCATCTGCCAGACACGCCACGACTCGTCATCGGCTTCAGTGGCCCCGGCGGGCTGGATGCCGTTCACGGTCAGTCGCTCAACCGGCGAGTCTGACGTGACCTGTACCCAGTTGTCAGAGAAGTTCTTGTATCGGTCACCGTGGAACTTGCGGAACTGATCAGACGCGAACGTGAGCTTCTGAGATCCACGGTAGTAGTCGGTATTCCGGGTAATGGTCGGGCGCCGGTTCAGTAGCTCGTTTTCCAGCGCGCCGACTAGCGATAGGGCCTGTTCCAGGGTGGCCACACGATCCTCCTATGTGGCCAACCCTTGGTTAGGCAGCCATATACAACGGTTTCTTTTTCAGGAGACCAGCGGCGACGGCATCCGAACGCGCTTCGTGCGCGAGGACACTGACAACCGCTAGGTCAATCTTTCGGCGGTGCTCGGGCTTGGTTAGGACGTAGCGATCAGACGGCCGGGCCGCCATACGCGCGTTGAACATGTGTCGCGCTGTGATCTCGCACCCGTCATGCGTGAAGTTGGAATCCTTCTTGATGACGTCGGTCTTGATTCGCTCAGCAGCGGCATGCATCTGGACCGGTCGGCGCGTGTGCCATTTGATGATTCGTCGCTCGCCATAGCGCTCTGCCCACTGGTCAACCTCGGTTTCCCAATACGGCGGGTCGCAGTACATGAGTTTTACGTCGTACTTGGCGAACAGCTCGCTAACCGCTGCGTCGACTTCCAGGCGGGGAACCTGCCCTCCCCACTCCGCCGGATCCCAATACGTCTTTCGATCCGACGGGCCATAGGACGGGGTGAACTGGAAACCTTCCAGGGTCTCAGCGCGAATGCCCGTCCAGTCATCGGAGTCCGAACCATCGAACCCGAGGACAATCGGCACCTTCATGAGCTTGTAGGTGGATGGCTTAGGTAGCTCGCGGTCGCTCACGCGCGAGAGCCAGTGAGAAGCCTCAATCCAAGAGCCGTGACCGGCGACTACTCGGTTACCGAAGAACCGTTCAGCCTGCCCGGGGTCGGTCTCTAGTAGCTCCGCCGCCTCCGCCTCAATGGCGTCCAGGTCGATGTGTTCACACCCGGCGTAGACAGCGCGGTGGATCTTCCGGCGTTCCGCCTTATTGCGGTAGCTCAGGGTCGGGGGCGCCTGCGGGAAGAACTTGTAAACGTCCTCCGCCTTACCCTCGAACGTGCGCTGAGCCGTCGAGACTTCATCCGGCGCCCATGCGTTCGTCGTTTCCAGCGAGCGGCCTGACATACCGGCGAGACCACGGCGCATAGTCTCTGCGACCTTGATCATCTTGTTCGTTACCGAATACGTGCCGGTCTCATCCTGAATGGCGAAAGTGATGGGGTTACCGAGGCGCGATTGCGCGGACGACGTGACCACATCGATACGGCCCTCCTCGCCTACGCGCACGAAGCCTTCACGGACGTTCATGACGGAGCCCAGCGAGCCATGCCGGATCATCGCTGTAAGCGGCCGGTAGACGTTGGCAACCTGGTCTTCCGACGTAGCGAGTAGCTGAATCAGCGGAGTGGGTTGGGGCAGTGCCATGGGCTCGCCAACGGCGTAGTCATAGCGCCACCCGCAGGGGCAACCGTGTTCGGCGCACCGGTAGAACTCTCCGCCCTCGGCAAAGCCTGCGAACACCGTAGGTCCGGCAGCTTCAGCGAGGACGATGGACGCAGCGAACGGGCCCTTACCACTCTTCTGCGGCATGACCACCTGGCCACGTCGGTAGATGTACGCGGCGCTTCGCTGTCCTAGCTCGGCGGTAGGTCGGACCGTGTAGAAGTTGGCCGCTACCTCAACCTGCCAGTCAAGTAGCTCGAACGGCTCACCCTGGCGGAATCCATCGGGGATAACGGCGTGCGTCTGGATCCACTCCAGCGTCACGAGCATGACCCGCTCAGGGTCCACCAGGCTAACCACGGGCCACCTTCAGCCGGTCAGCGATGGACGACACACCAGCGAACTGCGGGGAGTCATCTGCGGCGTCAAGGCCACCGGTTCCAACGACCCACTTGTTACGCAGCATGCCGTTAGCGGTGAGGCCCAGCGACTCGCCGTGCATCTTCACCTGAGACCAGATCAGCGAGGACGACTTAGGAAGCTCCGCGCGGGCGAGTAGGCGCACGTAGGCAGCCACTTCGAACTCAAGCCCCATGGCCTCCCACTGGGCAGCCTGCGGAGTCTCCCAGAGTCGTTCCCAGAGGTCATACTCGCGGTCGCTGGGATCGACCAGGGGGAAGGCGGGGAGTGCTCCGTCGCGTCCCTCAGCGGGCAGGGTGACCCATTCGGAGCGATCGGCCTTTGCCTTATGGCTTCGATCCTTGCTTGTCGGCACCGGACCGGAGTTGGGGCGTGCACCACCTCTTGCCACGTTGGGTCACCTCCTTCGTCAGGTCAGCCAGGGATGCAACTCCCTAGCAAAGTCGTATGGATCCTTGTTGTACTTCCGCCGGTTACAAGGGGCGCAGGACGGAACCAGGTTGGACAGCGCGTGTGCGCCACCCTTAGAGAGGGGGAACACATGGTCTTCATGGATGGGCTCAGTGCCCGTGAACGGCGCGTCACACCAGTAACAGGCGTAGTACCCAGCGTCGTCCCAATGGGCATACAGGTCAGCGGTACTGAACGGTTCTAGCGTGGCGCCTCTGAGACGAGCCCTGCGGCGACTCTTCTTAGCGGACTGTTCCGCCATCCTGGCCGCATCGCGAGCACGTTGCTTGGCCCTAGCCTCTGGTGTCCGCGCCCGTACGTACTCCATAGCCTTACGCTCAGGCGTTTCGTTGTACGCCCGGTCCTTAGCTGTCAGGCACTCGCGGCAACGGGCAGTGCGACCCATCCGGTTAGCCCTGTTGACCCGGAAAGCTTCTAGTGGGAGATCAGCGGAACAGCATGGGCAGGTACGCAGCGCGGGTGCGGGCAGTTCGCTGTGTCCGATCGGGGTGAGGTCAAGGTCAAGGGTCAGACTCACAACGCGTCACCCCTCTTATCACTCTTGGTAGTTTGATCAAGGTTTTTGAACCGGGCACACTTTCTAGCGCGC